TTTACTACAGAAAACGGAGCGTTCTCTATAGCACCCTTGTAGGTTGTGTTAATTTGTCATACTCTCAATTACGGGTGAGAGCTTCAGTTTTTTATCCTGAGATGTAATCGTCTGATATCACACATATTAATAGACTGTCGTAGACTATCTATTAATTGTAGTGAATGCGATTGGATGGATGTTTATTTATTCAAGTCAACTATTTCATAACTTGATGGTAAATAAAATCTATCGCCACCTAAATCGGTGTTGTATTGTTCATCACCGTCCATTTCGATTCCACCGTGTATCAGTGCTCGATACGCTAATGAAGGCATGTCGGTAATTTTCTCGTACAACTTGGGGAAGAAGTACTTTGGCTCGAATATATCGGTAACTAACGGATGAATATTAGTGGTATTCTCTAAATCCATATCGTAAATATAATTCTGCAATTCGGCCTTGTTGTAAATATCATTAATGCCTGATTTCTTCAATCGTGTTTTAATGATATTTTTGACTTCTCGAACCTGGTCAGATGAAGCTCGAGGAGCTCCACCTAAGAGTTGGAGTGACTCCGCGGTGATTAGGTCGTCTAATTCACTTCGGGTGAAGCCCCTTCTCTATTTGTTGAGTCCATTCTTACTGCTTTTAACAGAACGAGAAGTATCTGTCAGTCTGGGGTTTTTCTGATCTACCGGATTGGTGACTAGGAGTTCATCACCATGTGAAAATTTTTTGACCTCATGGTCTAGAGCATCTTCTGAATTATAGGAGTCTTTTCTCCCTTGGTTGTGAATCGATTCTTGATTGTCGCCTCCTGTTCCTGGGATAATCTCCTTGTCGGAATCAATATCGTTTTTCCTACTCAAATTCATCATAGGATTGGCTGCTGCTGCTGCTCGCGGATAAGCATGATGATTTTCTGCGTCGAAGACTGACATACAGCTTTGTCGATTTGTAACTTGAATTACATAATCGTAAGCGGCAGTACTAGTTTCTCCATATGCCATGCTGTGAGTTTGATCATTGGGTGCAGGTATCCACTCATAATATATTTCGATCGAAATCGTATATGTCTGTTGTGGACCTACAGCAGTAATAAAAGCATATGGTACTAGAGCTGCTGTATCAATCTTTTCCAAATCAGTCAGTTCGTGTGTCGGTGCCGGCATATCCATACGTAGACCTGTTCTCGATGGTCCTATGTATAGTTTGTTCGCATTAGCTCCATCGAATAGTGATGTTCCTCCGAGCGAAGCAACTGTGGTTCCATTTGCAAAAGGCAACCATGCTGCAGTAATTTCTCCTTGCATAGCATTAAAGGCAGTGGTGTTCTGTATTCTAATAACACATTTTAAAATTCGCCCTCCTTTCAAAGTTGTGGGTAAATTTCCGTTAATGTAGGACGAATATCCTGCGATATTTATGCCTACTGGATTTTGTGCTACTGTGTTAGTCGAGAAAACGAGTCCTTGATCCACTCTAATTGCGTTCGGGATTACTATAACACCTAAATCATACGCTCCCGTATTCACTGAATAAGCCATGACATACCTACTACAAGTAGTAGGATATTCAACAGGACTTATACCGTGTCTTGCAATTCGTCCATTAGATAACCAATTCAAATAGTTTTTGGCTAATAGCTGGGTATGTGAAGGCTGAAATTCTTCTCTAACTCGAGGTAAGGGTGAATTTATGGCTACATGACCATGTTTAGTGGTTGTACCATATTGAGCAGGTTTTTTCGATTGTGGATTTTTCCTTGGTCCTCTTTTCCTTTTTCCTTGCTTGGATTGTTTTATCACTTGAGTAGTTGTGACGGTCTTTTCCTTTTTATTTCTTTCTGGCATATCTTCGAGTTCAGTACTTAAACTGTTATTTGCAGGGGATGTCTGTGGTAATCCCCAAACCATGCGGTAATCCTGTAATCTTACAAACGGAACTTCATTTGTGTTCGTTTTTCCCACAAACAGATCTGATGCGTCTTGTATCATTTGTTCTATGTTTGGATATCTTCGTAAAAAATACGTATCCCAATTCTCGTTCGCTTGTACATCCGAGAGTCGGTAAGCATATTTTTCAACTTCTTGATATCTTTTAACGTCATATTTTTCGCCCAAAGTTTTCGCTCTAGTCTCCAAGTATTTCGATAACATCGAACCTGTCGGTATTACCGCAGAAGCTATCATTCCTTCCGTGACGGCTCTTCGGTGTTGGCTAGGAGTTAAATGCAATCCATTTGAAGTCTGTATAAACGATCCAAAAAGCATTTTCTTAATAGCCCTGCAAAAATAGATTCCTTCTCCATCGAACATGATATCTCTTGAAAGAAAATCCATGTCATACATGGGTTTTACTTGAACCGGATCTGCTTTCAAACCCAATCCGTGTACGCCTTTTCCTGAGGTGTAGACTCCTGACAATCCTGTAGCTAACTTCTGCGCCCATTGATCAGCAACTATTATTAATACATCATCGCCTGAAACTTGAGCAGAATAGGCGTCGTCTGGTATTTCCATCAAATATGCAGCAAATGCAATATATGACATAACCCTGAGTGTATTACCAAAAGTTGTTCTTGAAGGGTGACCTGAAAGAGTGGTTCCTATGACCATGAATTTTAACCAATCAAAATAGGAATTCCTACTTCTGGCTTTCATACGAGTTTTAGTAGACAACATTGCTTTTAGAGTAAAATCCATAGTATACTTGTCGAAACCCATATGTCTCATTATCATTCGTGCCACGAGTTGAATATAGCGATTATCTACCATCTTCAATAATGCTTCATGTTGATGAGCATCATGTGAAGAACCATCAAGTGATATTACAGATGTACCGCCGTACTTGGCTCGAATTCTTCTCCAGTGTCCTGTGATTCGTTTGCTCAACTGATCGTCATTAAGTCCAGATATAAATTGTGGTGCTCTCTTTTTCAAGTGTTTTATCAAATTATAATTGACGGCACCAACCAGTACTTTTACTGCTCCACTAGGGTTTGCTATATTTCGATCTTTTCCTGGTTTTTTCTGTAAGAACTGAGTTTCATTTGTTTTTACGTGAAATTCATAACTCGTTCTTCCATATCGTGTGTCCAAAAACTCTTCGTACGCTTTTTCATACATTCTAGCTTTTGGTCGATCCGGCATTTGTTCCAAATATTGTTCTACTGTATAGTACACATCTTCAGAATAGTCTCTATCAACCTGATTGTCCATATATTCTTTGGGTTGAGTATTCACCAACTTAGACATGTAAGCTTCAGCAAATTTATCAAATTTTTCCAAATATATAGGATTGGGTTTTAATTCCGCACATCCTTGTCTGTTTACTGCAGCATATGTAGAATTTTGTGAACGATTGCTCATATGATAGGGATCCATCGTTTTGTCCGTTGTTATCACTTTTGAATTAACCTCTTCTATCGGATCAATTTTAACGCGCAAATGTCGTATTTTGTCATTATTCTTTTTATATTCCAATGCTGGTGTGGCATAATAATGTTCTTGAACTCCGGCAAATATATTCGATTGTTTGATATAATCTATGATTTTCTTGCGTCCGGTAGTTGAATGCAACATGATCGATTCTGCTGCCTGTTTGATTTTTTGCAATTGTCCCACTTGTCTATCGACGAATGCTGGTGGGTATGGATAGCCGCCTATCATTACTACTGGTCTCTGGCTGTCATATGATAGATTTGGTCGTGTCAATTGGTTAGATTCCATTGTCTTGCCATATTTAAACTTTCTACGAACATTTCGAAGAAAAGTGAAAGTTTGAGCTCCTTTTTTCCTCAAAAAATGGTCGTACTTTTCTGCATTCATGTGCTGTGAATTAGGAAAATCGCAAGTTCTCTTCATAACTCTGTAAATCATTGCTGTCAAAAATGGTACCCAGCTCCACTTCATTGAAAATGGAAGTACATAAATCACCAGGAATCTTAAGATTTTTGATCTCGGGAAATTGGTCAGAGGAATTTTCGCTACCAATGATTCGATCAACTTTTTTCGAGCCAAAAACTGCATAGTGTAGATCAAGGGTGCTTGAATCACCCACGGGTAACTTTTCAAAAACGACACATACCTATTTTCTTCTATTTCTTTTTCTACTTCAGAAATATGGAAAATCATTCTCTTTTCCATATCAGATGAAAATCTCGTATCGTGCGTCTGCTCCATAACTCTCATTATATTCATTGTACGAACAGGTGAAACATTAGTTTTTCGATGAGCAAAACTATCTCTAGTGTTGATCATATCTCTTAAAACATATTTTCCATTCAATTTGATTAATTCCTGATTGTTTTCAGCTTCAAATATTGGCAGGGCATGAAGTATTGAAATTTCGTTTACATATTTAGCTATATATAAAACTGACGAACTATATTTAGATGTTTTCCATTCTTCTGAATTTTGCAAAAACAAATTTTGGTAACTTCTTGATTTTCCTGCAGACATCAATGGAGCATAGTGTTCATAACTAGCATCGTTGTCTTTCGCCCATGATCTGACCTTGAAAAAACCGTTCTTTTGTCGAATTTCATAATAGCCTTGTTCATAATCGTATTCATACAATCCTTCTACTGGTGCGTAGGTATTTAGGAATATATATGCTTTTCTGTGCGGGAAGAAATACAAATATTGATTACAGTAATCTAAAACACCCGGGTAATAGCCAGCGTTTCTTATCACTAAATCTCCGGTGTCTTGATGAACTTGGGTTAGCATGTCTACATAATTATTGTAGTGTTCGTATCCTCCTGTTTCCATTAGCAAATTTTCTTTTTGAAAATTCGATTCTTTTTCTCTATCTGCCGTCATAAGTGTCGTTCTAATGTTCGTTATTTTAATGTTCTTTGTCATTAATGCATATCGATAGTGCTCATGTGATTTTCCTGCTATTTCTGTGAAAGTAAGCGATCCTCTATCTTGATATATTTGTGATACTATCGATGCTCCGAAATAATTGTCCGTAAATCGTAAGACGCTATGTCCATAAGGTTTATTTCCAATACTTCCGATTGTCGGCATTTTTTCATTCCATGCTGTAACAAACTTGGCTGGCAACTTAAGATTGGTAGTCAATCTTAACTTAAAGTTATTGTCGAGTTCACTATGAGTAAAATTGTTCTTATGGTTTCGAGGAGCTGTAGGATGTGCTAATACCAAATCCTCTGGATAATTAACCGGAGGTTGTTGATTCTGAGGTCTGTTTACCACTACATTCTGAGCCAAATTATTCTGAGCAACATTGTTTTGCTGATTATTCTGCGGTTGTTGTACCAATAATGGATTAGCAATTATACCAGCTTGTGGTTGATTGTTCACATTATTTTGGGGTAAATTACCGTTCTGATTTTGATTCGGCAGTGCAGCTTGATTTTGATTCACAGGTACCGCTACTTGATTATTTGCTCCAGCAGCTTGACTTCCGTTACCAGAATTGTTCTGCGGAACTACTGCATTCGGTTGTGGTAGTGCATTAGTATTTCGCAAATTGGCACTTGAAAGGTTAGAAGCTACGGGAACATTAGATAGGAGTACTTGTTGTGGCAAATAAAATACGTTTCCGGGATTGGCCAAAAGATTTAACTGCTGCCCATTACCATATACTGGAGGTGGATTAACACTTCCGTTAATGTTGACAGCTGGCAGGGAATTTCGCAATTGAGCCAATGACATCGTTTGTGCTACTGGGTTTGCTGATCCTACTCCATTTTGTGGATTAGGATTTGAACTGTTGGGTTGGAACAGATTTGGTGCTGATTTGTTTCCTATACATAATCCTTCCAAAATACAATTATTCTCCATCTTAATCTGAACGTTTGGTGGCAATTTCGGGCTGTTCTTGTGATCCATAATACATCTGTAACTAGCAGACAGTGGTGTTCTCGTTATAGGCTGATTCAGATACCATGTGAACATATCTCCTATATGAGTAACTACTTTGTCATAATACCTCAATTCTGGACAAATACTCAAAAATCGATTGAGTGGGTGTGATGGTAGCAAACTTTGTAACGTTGCTTCTGTTACATTACTATTAGATAACTTCTGAGATACACTAGGATTGTTAATGATTAAATCAACATATCTACGTATTTTATCTCTTCTTTCTATAATAGTCTTTCCTATCGTTTTTGGAGCTTCTTTATGTTTGCACATTTCGTTCATCAAGGTAGATAGTTCTGTTCCAATGGTTAACAATATGTTAGCAGCTTTTTCAGCAGGCATATCATTCATCTGATGCGTGCCTTTTGATTCTACTCTGGAAGTTTTCTGTTTTCCATCAACTGCTATAGTAAGAGCAGAATTCGCTAATGGTCTAGCTAAGGCTGATTTTATTAGATCGCCATCTTTAATCTGCTTCTTATTAAACCTAATTGCTACGGCTACATGATCGTGTGATCCACTTTGTTCAAAGTAAATTGGAAATCGATATCCTTCTGGAAGATTGACCGGCAAACTATCGTCTTCTATGTATAAATACTTACTATCTATCTCATATTCATTGAAATGATTTAAAGTATCGATTTTCGATTTCGACTTAGCTTGCTGAATAGAGCCTTCTATTGCTTGTTCATACTGCGCCATATCCCTCAAATCATATTCGGGATCACTCATGTTTTCCACAAGTCCTGTACACGACATTGGATATTTCTCTGTATTTGATTCAAACAGATATGTTGTGTTGAAAAGTCGGTGAACCATTACGGTATCGTTAAGCAACAGTTTCTTAGTAGATTGCACTCGGACTACTTTAGTTCTTTCCATGTTAACAACGACCAGCGCTTCACGCACATCAATTTTGTCGTAAAATGGTGCATCTGAACAATATGATCTCTTAAAAGGTATCAGTCTCTGTGTCCAAGCGTCTATCATTGTTTTTACATTAAGTGGCAAATCAAATTTTCTATCTTTTGTTGTAATACAAACGTAGAATTCTGTTGACATCGGATTGGCATACTGGGGCAACACCCATCCAGATTTACAATTGTTCAATTTGAATATTGAACTAAAATCTGAAAGCATTTCCAACTTGTGTTTAAACCATATCGTAACATGTTCTCGCTCAACCGAATGTTTTTCAAATAACCGAATAGCAAGATTAATCCTGCTCTGATTATTTTTTGAAACATCTGTTCCGTCGTCAGCATCTATGAAATAAAGATTACTTCCAACGGGATTGAACTTTGAAGCAAAAACATCGGCGTGATGCCACGTTGTATAAGATCCTTCCCAACAACTTCCTTGGTCGCCACGAATCTTATCATAAGCTGTCACTTCCATGATACAATGTAGTTCGAAATAGCAAGCGAATGAGCCCGGATATTCTCCTAAACAGACAACGTGGTTTTCGCCGGTAAAATTGATTTCATTCAGTTTTATCCAGTTCTTACCGAAATATCCGTCTTTAGGCAGTAGTTTGTGCAGTTCTTTACTACGTCGCTTTTCCATTTCGGAAGTCGTTTCCCATATTCGGCCTGCAAAGAAATCTGCAAACTTCATATTGGCAAACCAGGATTCTAAAATTTTCCTCATCTTGGTTATGTCGACTTTTACTTGGTCATTCTTTCTTCTATCGGAATTTTTCATTCGCTTACTAGAAAGCATGCCCACTTTCCTAACTATATCTGAACGATAAAAGTTAGTGTCATTCTGACTATTCGATCGAAGATCGATTTTACCTTGTTTTTGCAACAACGAGGAGCTATTTGACAAAGTCTGATGGTTATTCAACGGCTTGTTCGCTATACTGCTCTCCTCCTGTTTCAAGGGTTCAGAAAAAATTTTCGAATTGTTAGTTCGAGGGACGAAGATATATTTCATGTCTTC